GGGTGATGAGGCATTTGCTGAAATCAAAGCGGGTAACAAGAAGAGTCATGTATTTACTGAATTAGGTAATATCATGTCCGTAAAGGCTGATGATATGACACAAGCTAACTCTTTCGAGAGTACGGTAGTTGTTAAGCCTGACTATGTACCCGGTATCTTTTACAACCCTGACACGATGTTCAGAGCAAGGAATTTACTCCCTCAAGGCGTTACAACCTCGAATGTAGTTCCTGTTATTCGTGAGTATGCTTATAGCGACGGCACAGCAGTTAAAGCCGGTGGAGCTGAGTACGGACAATCAGACTTTGATTTGAAACGTCACGACGCAACCGTTTACAAGATCACTGCTTACATGATTCTCTCTGAGGAAATGTTAGAAGATGTTGACGGACTTTCAAGTTATATTTACTCTCGCCTTCCTTCCAAGTTAGGACTTGAGGAAAATGCACAGATTCTTTTCGGTACAGGATCTAGCGAGATAAGCGGACTTTCAACAAACGCCACAGCGTACAGCGATAACCTCGCCGACTCTGCTGTAACTTTGATTGACGTATTAGCCGACGCGGTAAGACAAGTTAAGGATGACGAGTATATGCCTAGTGCTATTCTTCTAAACCCTGCTGACGTTACAGCTTATTTGACCTTGAAAAAGGATTCAACAAATAACTATCTTGCTCCTTGGGTATTTACCGGACAAGCTCCAACTATTGCAGGCGTTCCTGTGATTGAGACAACTGCAATTACCGCAGGTACATTCTTTGTTGGTGACTTCGCGAGAGCTGCACAGGTATTTGACCGCAGACAGAACACTGTTGAAATCTCTAACCAGAATGAAGACAACTTCATCAAGGGTATGTTAACCGTAAGAGCAGCCGAGAGGATTGCACTTGCTATCTACAGACCTTCAGCCTTTGTTTATGGTTCAATAGCTTCTGCCCTGGCACAAGGATCAGCGTAATAACAATGTAATAACGGGGGCGGGAATAGTCTCGCTCCCTTATTTAAATTAAAGAAGATGCCAATATCAAGTTATGTAGTTATACCGGAAGTTACTAATAATCTGATTGTCAAGAATCCTAAAACGGTTTTAGATGTCGGAATAGGAAATGGATTGTACGGTTGTATAGTAAAGAACTATTTACCTTCTTCTCATATTGTTGGCATAGAAGGGTTTAAATCCTATGATAATCCAATGTGGCTACTTTATGATGAAGTAATTACAGAGAAAGCGCCAGAGGCGTTTAAGAATATTAATAAGAAATTCGATGCTATCATAATGTGTGATGTTATAGAGCACTTCGAGGAAGAAGAAGGATTAAATGTTGTTGAAGACCTTAAAAAGATGCTAAACAAAGACGGTATATTGATAATTACAACACCGTCTATATTCTGTAAACAAGGGGCGGTAAATGGCAACAGATTAGAGATACACCGCTCATTATGGGAGTCGATACCTGAATTTAAAGCATTAAGGGAGTCGGGTCCTGATGAGTACAAACACTATATGCAAATTTTTATATACACAAGATGAAAATACTTTGTTTCATACACGGATACCCGCCAGACCATAATGCAGGAGCAGAATGGATGCTACACGCTATCAATAAAGAGATGGTTGCAAAAGGGCACAATGTTAGGGTGATGCTAAGAACCGGAGACATACCCGTATCGAAGAACGGTGTGACTTATTACAAAAAGGTAAGTGATTTAAAAGTATTTGAAGGAGTAGAGATATATAGAGAAGGGGCGGGGATGTATTCAAAGTTATACGGGTGGGCTGATATTATTGTTACTCACTTAAACATGACGGGCAAGGCTATGAACTTGGCGAGGGACTTTAAAAAGCCTTTGGTTCATTTGCTACACAACACTCATCACAACGATGTAATTTATCGAATCAATGTAAAAAACAATTATTTAGTTTATAACGCTAAGTGGAATAAGAAAGCAAGCAAGTACAGGAATGAGTCTATCGTGGTTTATCCTGCCGTATGGAAAGAGGATTACGAGGTAGAGCCACAGGGAGACAATATCACATTAGTAAACTGTTGGGCAGATAAAGGAGGCCATACTTTAGTTGAGTTGGCAAAAGAGATGCCGGAATATAAATTTCTTGGCGTGATGGGCGGATACGGCGACCAAGTGATAGGTAAAGAAGATAACTTAACATACATAGAAAACACACCTAACATAAAAGAGGTATATAAGAAAAGCAGAATAATATTAATGCCCTCTTTTTATGAGTCATGGGGGAGAGTAGCCGTTGAGGCAATGTGTAGCGGGATTCCTGTAATAGCTCATCCAACACCAGGGCTAAAGGAGTCTTTAGGTAAAGCAGGATTATTCGCAGATAGAGATAAGCCGGAGCAATGGGTTAAGCTAATCAAGAAGCTAGACAACGAAGATTACTATAAGGAAATTAGCGACAAGTGTAAGAAGCGAGCTAATGAATTAAACGATATAAGTAAATCACAGATGGATGATTACGAAAAGTTTTTTAACAAAATAATAAAAAAAGGATATGAAGCAGTATAAAGTAGTAAAGAATTTCAACGAGTCGCATACAGGTGATGTGATTTGGCTAAATGACAGAAGGGCTGTTAGCGAACTTCGTAACGGTAATATCATTGAAGTGAAGGAAGAGAAGAAAGCCTATAAGACCAAAGAAGAGAAGACGGCTAAAAGAGTAACTAAGAAAAACGTTAAGAAATGAGAGAGTTATACGTCAAGACAGAGGCCACAACGGAGCCAATAAGCGTGCAGGAGATGAAAACCTATGCAGGCTATCTTGGCGGTGACGCTTCAACAGAGAATATGTTGGAGTATCTTCTTATATCTGCAAGGTTAAGGCTAGAGAATTATACGGGTCGTAATTTTGTTGAGAAAACAATGGTATTGAATACTGACAAAGTTCTTCCAAGGCTAGATCTTCCATATGGCCCTATTAACTCAATAGAAAGCATAAAGATATATGACGAGGATGGGGTGTTAGATGAGACATTAGTTGCTGATGATGATTATTATTTGCTTGGAGATTTTGATAAAAGTATTAGATTTGAAACATTCTCAGGCGGTGGTTATATGTCGATAGAATATAAAGCGGGATACGGTGCAGATACCTTTGAGTTGCCTAAAGCTATACGGATGGCGTTATTAAGGCAAGTAAAATACGATTATGACAATAGAGGAAATCCAACGGCGGACACTATAATATCAGAAGTTAAAAACATGATAGAATCTTACGTATGCAGTTATCTTTAAAAATAGAAGGAATACAAGAGACTAACGGAGAACTCAAGAAGATCGACGCTAAAGTTAGGGGCGGGCTTATTCGTGAGGTTGCTAAAACTACCACGAATATACATAGAGAGGCTTACAGCAATGCGCCAATGGGTGCTGAAGGTTTTTTAAAGAAGGGCATCCGATTTATTGTTACTGATCTGGCAGGGGAAGTGTTTAGTAGTGCTAAGTATTCGGTAGGTGTTGAGAAAGGGCAGAAGCCCGGTACATGGCCACACGTTGGGGACTTAACAAGATGGGTAAGTAGAAAGCTGGGAGTACCGAAAAATAGATTAAAGAGTGTTACATATTTAATTGGAAAGAAGATATTTGAAAAAGGTACAGATGCACAGCCGTTTTTTGAGCCAGCAGTCAAGAAGCATGAAAAGAGGTTTTTTAGAAATGTTCAGAGATTAATAAATAAATTATGAAAGATCCGACAAGCGAACTGCATACAGCCTATTTTAATTTGTTAGGTGGCAGCGTTTTTATTAATGGCACTGAGATACCTGTTTACAAATGGGAAAAGCCAGGTAATGATACGCGGATAGAGATAGCCACCACAACAATGAACGACGATAGCACGAGCGACACATATATATTAGAGGTCTTGCAGGATGTTACAATAGTAAGCTCATTGAGAATGACAGATGAAAGACAAGTAGCAGACGATATAAGCAACGAAGTATGCCAATTGGTAGTAGCAGACACCTTGATGACAATGGATTCGTTTTACATGATCTCTGCAACGCTAACAGCCGCTGAGGTTTTCGAGGATGAGAGCTACGACAATACAACGTACAGAAAGGAATTAACATTTAAACATATAATAATTGAAAATTAAATTTTAAAAAGATGGCAAAAATACACGGAAAAGATTTAGCGATTTATGTCGATGACGTTAAAATTGGCGATTCAACTGATTGCACATTAAA